AGATAAGAGATACAGTAGATAATAATGGAGCGGTCTATTTACGTAATTGGCGATTCAATAGAATCAAAGGTGTTAAAATGTTTGATGACCCTAGAGAACGTAGTATTTTTGAGTTTCAATTTCGATCTTCGCACAATCAACGATTTGCCGAAGATTTAATTGCATGGTCAAGATATCTATGGTGTGATAATGGGTGTGCAAATAATGATTGGTCGCTTCATGTTAGAATTAAACATAATACGGATAAAAGTATACAGATGGATTATCAAGCAATTGATGACGCTGTTACAAATTTTCTTCAAGGTGAAGAAGAAAAAAAACAATGGTTGGAAAAATCTATAAATTTATGGACAGTTAAACAACTATTCCAACAAACACTAGCCTTTACACCAAAAGATTCAGAAACGAAATCTTGGTATAGTGATATTCAAATGGATACACTAAGCAAACTTTATAAAAAATATAGCGATAGATATGGCGAAAATATCTTTGCAGTATTTCAAACAGCTACCGATTGGTCTACGCACGTACAGACCAAAGGAAAAATATACAACGTACAAGAACGTAGAGGTTCACGTATACAGGATATGATGACTAACGAAATATGGTTAGATCATACAAATTATAAGTAAGGATAAATATGGATAACTTTGTATTTGATGTTAAAGGAAAATTTACACATAACGAAGCAGTAATGAAAGCAATTAAATTTGGTGTTGATCGTGAATTACCTAAATTAAAAGATAATGAAAAGTTAGAAGTAAATGTAAAACTAACTGAAGAAGGTACTGTAGTTGATGTAATAAGAGTTGGTAAAGGAATACAAAATGCTAAAGAATAATTCAGATCGTATTAATACCTTCTGAATAAGGGAGTAAGGTGGCCTTTAGGCTCTAATTACTCCCCCATGGTTTTCCTAGATTAGGCGAAAGTAGTCTACAAAAAAACAGGTGCCTTTCTAGGAAATGGTTTTAAAGAACACTCTAAGTCCTCCTACGCACACAATTTTTACATGAAATTTATGCACTTAATAGTTTCTCTTTTATGTGAATAACCATTGTGTATAACCACAACATATAGTAGTAGTATTTTATGTGGAAAAATAAGGGTTTTTTAAATAAATCTGTGAATAAGTATAAAAAAACGGCAGAAAACAGCCATTTTCTTATTGATAGTTACAGTTATCGTAACTTATGTCAAGAAATTGTTTCATTCATAAATGTAACAAATTCAATGATTAAACATAGCTTTTTCATTTGGTGTATTTTTTACGCTAAGTTTTTTCACATAACTTACGAAAACTATAATTATTGTTGTGGAAAAAGCTCTAGGAACGTCATTTCATAACCAGTTGATAACTCAATTTGTAGCCAAAAGGCACAAGCTGGGAATGTCACAAATGGATTTAGATGAAAAGATTGGAGTTGCAAGAGGTTTAGTATCCAAATGGGAAGTTGGGATACGAAAACCTAGTGGTTATTTGTTTTGTGTATGGGCAGAAGCTTTGGGATGTGAAATGTGGCTAAAAGAAAAAACACTATAAAAATCCCTAATATGTGGTTCTTCCGAATGAATCGAGAAGAACGTGTCCAACACCAAATATGTAACACTGAAGGATGTTGGGAACACGGCATATTCAGTCCTAATAATTATAGAAATTGGTACTGCAATAAACATATGGAGGAGAATTATGACAGACCCACTAAATCCTGATTACTATAAAAATTATTCTATCGAAGTAACTGACGCTATTCAATCATGGGGATTGAACTACTGTCAGGGCAATATCATAAAATACATTGTGCGTTGTGGTCGTAAAACAACAGACCCACGCCAAGATTTAGAAAAAGCTCTTTGGTATCTACAAAAGGAGCTATCTACATATGGGAAACAATTATCAGAAAACAGTTTTACGCAATCTGATAAGCAAAATTGGTCGAACACCAAACCAAAGAAAAAAAGAACCCCTACCCCCACACGAAAGAACGGAAATATGGAAGAACAACATATTGCTATTCGTACTGGAACATAAGTTTTTAGATGGGCAAACTTATGCGGAGTTCGAGAAAAATTTTAGGGCTGGTAAAATACCACGAGCTTATATCAACAAAATAAATCTAGCTATGAGGAGAGCAAAAAATGAAAAAAAAGAACGCTACAAAAAAAAGGCCTAACGGTATAGGTGGTACTGACGCTAATAAGTTAGTACACGCTGATACATGGTTAGAATTATATGATCTTAAAGTAGGTAATACTGAGCCAGAAGATTTATCACATAAATTACCAGTTCGCATAGGTACTATTACCGAAGATTTAAACCGAGAATGGTTTACGAGAGAAATGGGTTTGCAAGTAACTCAAGAACAAGAAAGATGGTACAACGATAATGTATATTTAGAAAAAAATCGTTACATTTACGGAAGTTTAGACGGCATTGTTCAAGCTGGTATGGAAGGTGAATATACTGATGTAGCTGTGTTTGAAGCTAAACATTCAGGTCAGTTTATGGATACACCAAAACAACACGCTAATTTACTTGATCGGTATTATCCTCAACTACAACATTATATGATGTGTTCTAAACTTAAAAAAGCATATCTATCAATATTTTTTGGCAACAAATCACATAAAATTTTTACGATTGAAGAAGATCGTAAGTTTCAATCACTTCTATTGAAAGCGTACAAAGTATTTTGGAAAGCTGTTCAATCAAAAGAACCAATAGATACAAACTGGAGAGAATTTCATGACATTAGAGATGAACCTATTGCAGTATCCCAATAACGTAGGGTACAAAAAAAGACGTACAGGAAAACAAGCAGCATTAGATATTTCTAAAAAAGCTCCTACTATACGTCAACAATGTTTGCAGATTGTTAAAAACAAAACAACGTATGGAGCAACACCTGATGAAGTAGCAGATTTATTAAATCTATCTATTCTGAGTGTGCGTCCACGTTTTTCAGAATTAGTATTAAAAGGTTGTATCAAAGATACAAAACAAACACGTAAAAACCAAAGTGGTAAACAAGCAATCGTATGGAGATATGTCAAAGATGAATAGTATTATTAAACAAAAAAATAATTTTGGAGGATATACAAATTTAGCTTGGGATATGTATAATGAAATAATTAAAGCTAATATAAAATTTTGGTATTCAAAAACCTCCAAAATAACAAGTATGGGACTTGGTACACAAAAAGGATTTGTCGCTAATCCTGTACAAGCTCCCCCACTCTCCCTTAAATTTAACAACAACAAATTTAAGCAAGAGAGGACACAATGGACAAAATTAAAAAGTATAGGATTGAAATGTACATAGGTGATTACAACAGTCCAATAGTTGATAATGCTGAATTAGTAGATTGGTTTACTATTAAAGCAAAATCAGAAAAAGGTGTTATTAAATATTTATTAGCACACAACATTAAAATTGAGGAAGTACCAGATGGTGAAAAAAATAATTAATTTTTTATTAAATCGTCAAGAACGTACACTTGAAAATGAACCTTCACGTAGCAAATACGTGTGGGTTAACATAATTGAAACTACTAACAGGAGGTAAAATGTTAGATAAAAATACGAAAGCTGTTTGGGATAATTTCAAACATACAGACCCTAAGTTTACTAAAAGGTTTAGATCAAAGTTTGGTCGTGAGCTTACAACAGTAGACCCTATGTATCAGATCATGCGTATGACTGAAATGTTTGGGCCAGTAGGTCAAGGCTGGACATACACAGTTAGTTACAACTACACTGATAAATTAGTATTTGCTGAAGTGTCAGTAGCTACTGATAAAAATACTGAAGGCTTTTGGAATTATTATGGGCCAGTTTGTTCTGTAGAACCATTATATAATACTAAAGGTAACTTAGATGATGAAGCTTGTAAAAAAGCTATGACAGACGCTTTAACAAAAGCATTTAGTCATTTAGGTCTTAGTGCAGATGTATTCTTAGGATTGTTTGATAACAATAAATACATTCAACAAATGACAGAAAAGTTCAAACCACAAGTGGCAGACGCTTCTAAAATTAACTTAGTAAAATAGAGAGGAAAATATGTATAATTTTATAACATTAGTTGGACGTCTAGGTGCAGACCCAGATGTCAAAGAAACTATCAAAGGCGATAATTTTGCGTCTTTATCTTTAGCGACTAACGAACGTTACAAAGCTAAAGATGGTGACTACAAGGAAAAAACACAATGGCACAAAGTCATAGTGTTTAATCCTCAAATTGCTTCTAGCTTAGCTAAATATATGAAAAAAGGTGATACTATTATTGTCCAAGGACAACTAGAGTATCGTTCATATGAAGCTGATGGAACTACTAAATACGTTACCGAAGTAGTTGTTCCACGCTTTTCAGGTAAAGTGCAATTAATTCCAATGAACAATGGTGGTGGTCAACAAGCTAAAGCTTCTGCACCTAGCAACGCTAGTACAGAACCAGCAGTTGATATACCATTTTAAATAAAAGTTTAGTGGACAGCAACACCCTCCTCCTTGAATTGGGTATACGGGTTTTGTCTTTCGTGTTTCCCTGTATTGTTGTTGTCCACAACTAGAAAGATAAATTATGTCAGCAAATAAAAGAACATCAATTCGTGGAAAAGGATTAAATTCTAATAAAAGTATTAATAAAAAATTTTTAGAAAACATTGATATTATTCCAACAAGTAAAAGAGCTATCGCTAAAGCTCTTAAAAAGAAGAAGAAAAGAAAATGAAAAATGAATTAGCAAAATTAATAATTATTCGTGTAGCTGAAGAATTTGGTTACACAAAAGATCAATTAATTTCTAATAGACGTGACATACTTCTTTTTGTAGCACGACAATATTTATATTATTATTTAGACTACTATGTAGGCTTACAAATGGATGAGATAGCTGAAATTGTTCAAAAAGATCGTTCATCTGTTTGGCAATCACTAGCTACATTTGAAAATAATATGGGTCGTAAACAAGGATATACGTCAGAATTTATGCGTATAGACGGAATAGTGCGTAGCATAACTCTTAATTATATGGATTACTATGGCTATGATACTACACAATGGCAATTTAGAAGTCGAAGAACCGTACTCGCTGGAACAAATCTTTCACGAGTGGATAGACTACTTGATAAACATTGGGCAGATCAGAAGAGAAAACGTAAATTGGAAACTACTGACAGAAGCGATAGTAGAATTGGAGATCAGAGAATATGTTAAAAGTGGACGAAAACTACATTAAAGAATCTATCATGGAAGCTGAAGGCTACCGAGATACTGTGTATTTATGTACCGAAAATCACCGTACGATTGGCTGGGGGCATAAATGCGTAGAAGATCATTGGAAAGATAATACTGCGTATCCTGAAGGGTATTTACGCGAAGTATTTGATATTGATTTTAATAAAGCAAAATCGCAAATGAAAGAACTTTTAGCGCAAGAAGATTTAGATATTAAATCTGAAGCTCAAAATATTTTGATTGAAATGATATTCCAAATGGGGAAGAATGGCGTATCAAAATTTCGCAATATGATGAAAGCTTTGCGTGGACATAACTATTCTTTAGCTAGTTCTGAAATGCTCGATTCACTTTGGAGTAAACAAACTCCTGCACGTTCAAAAAAATTATCAAATTTGATGGCTTCGCTTTAAGGTTAAATCAATATTATTAATTTCTTTACTTGTATGTATCGCCCATTTAACAAGATCGTCTTGTGAAGCGTTCATTAATTTTACATATTGAACACGTTTATCTTTTTTTTCATCATCTTTAAAAATAAATTTTTTATCTATTAACGTTTGAATCATAATATCTACTTGTCTATCAGAACACGTTAATTTCTTTTTTAAATCAGCAACATTAATTTCTTTATTTTCGTAGGCGCTTACACATAAAAATATTGCCATTGTAATATAATGTGGATTGTCCATATTAAATAAATATTGAACAAATGCAGATTCCCCTTTCCTATCGTAAATAGTTTCTAAAACTTTTTTTAGATATTCGTAGATTTGATCATTCATAAGTACTCCCTTATCCACATATTCACATTTTACTGATTCATATAAGGGTAAATATTGCGTATATCTTTTAAAGATTCATATTGATTCACTGAGAATCGAATGATTCTTTTAGATACAATCACACACCAAGGGTGCTACAACCCTTGTGAGAGCTAAATATGAGCTACTTTTTCCAGTTAGTTGCTACTTTTTCAGCACTTCTTCCAGCAATATAACCTCCAACTCCTATTGTAAGCAAATTCCACATTTGATCAGGAATTGATAACTCAATTACTGTTCCAAAAAAGAAATTTGTAAAAGGTGCTATGATATAATTGTTTGCAATTACAATTATACAAATCCACATTAGAGCCGGACGCCAAGTTGCCGTGAGCCAATGTTTTGATTCTGCTTCAGCTTTGATAATATTTGATTTAGCAATAAGCTCCTCATGATCGCCATTTAATAATTGCGTATTAAGTTCATGCTTAAGCTTTTCTTTTAAATCTTTATCAGGTACAGCTTTATCAACGATACCACCGACAATCTTTGCTATTGGCCCAACAGCGTTTAATAAAGGTAACATTAAAATATTATTCCGTATAAAATCATACAAACAATTATTGCTAATGCACCTACAACAATCTTACCTCTTTTAGTTAAACTTTTCCAAAAGTCTTTTATCTTATCCATAATCTCTCTCCAGTCTATCCATTGAAATAAAATTTTTTTCTTGGATATGGTTATCCCAGATAGCCAATTCGACAATGCCGTAAGACCATCCAGTCATATTAAGCTTTGCATACTGCTCAACATGGTTCATTGGCAACGCACATCCAACATTTACTATGCGAACATACTTTTTATCCCCTATTTTTGGGGCTTTCCAATCTCTATCTTTATGTGTGTGACCAAATACTAAATCATGCAAACAATCATTTGCTATTGATATTTCTGCATTACGCCCACCATATTCTTTACCCATTATATTTTTAGGTACATGGGTAAACCCTACTCCACTTATAAAAAATATATCGCCGTATTCAGACGTATTCCATCCAGCATTATGATACGAGCTATATAACTGCTCTTTCATAATACCTTCTATTTCAGGAATGTTTTCTTCAAAGCGATGAACACGAACTTCATGGTTACCAAAGGTACAATGTTTAGGTACATCATATGTACCCATACCTTTATTTAGCATAGCCATCGCTTGACGTAGGGAATGTATATCTACCATGTAAGCGTCTTTAAGTTTACCTTGCTGAGAATCATTTTTTTGAAAAAAACTTAAACTATCAAAGCTACCAAAATCACCTATTTGCACCACATAATCTGGTTTGGTATTTTTAATATGTTTACCAATCCAATAAAAACGATCTTTAGGTATATCAGGACTATCGTGGGTATCCCCTATAACTAAAACTTTATGACCTTTAAAAGAATTTATTTTAGAATTGTTATTATTTTTATTGTTGTCCATATAAGAGTTACTATTCCACCAAGAAATAGAATAGAACGAATTGCTCCTTTGCCAGTAGCCATTTCTTCTTTTAATTTTACAACTTCCATACGATTTTCTTTAACCTCAACTTCAATACGATCTAACGCTTTTGTAATCGCTAGTACCTGAGATTCCCAATCGGTCATTTTTTCTTTAGAACTATGACTAGTATTATTACCAGAATAACTAAATTCAATACGGATATATCATTAGTTAGTAGGTGTCCTATTGAGCTATTAGGTATCATTACATTTTACTCAATGGGTTGTTTAAAGCTTTTTTAATTTGCTTATCAACATCAGCTTCTAATTGTTTCATATCTACCTCAATATCTTTAATTACTTCTTTTAATTCTTTAGCATTTGTACGTGAATCTTCTTTGACACGTTGTTCTACATCTTCCACAATCGTTTCAATTCTACGGACATCAGACTTTAAATCATTCTTTAATTCTTTTGCTACATCTGCAACTAACTCAACTTCGTTTAAAATCATGGGTATTTCTGATTGCAACATAGTTACTTCTTGTTGCAACAATTCTAAACGTTTATCAAACCCACTCATATCAGGTGCAGTATAACTTGTGATTTGTCCTTTCATATCAAGATAGTCTTTGTAAAATTCAAAGCCACCCCATAGACTACCACCAAATGTTGTAAGAGCAGTAATGATCACCATGATCTTTCCACCTTTAAACTTTACACCACCTACGTCTACTTCTGCCATTGACTATCAATCATATCGTTCATTAATCCGTCACTACCAGCGAATAGGTAATAACCAGCAATACTGTTATCAGTAATTGTGGCGTCAGGGATACTCACATTAGAAAAGAAACCAGCTCGATCATTTAATTGAAGCTGGGAATCAAAAAACGTCTTACTATCTCCTAAAACTTGCATAACAATTAATGTTTTAGTTTGAGCTACGTCATCATATTTTTGTTTATCATTAATTTTTTTTAAGATTTTTTTAACTGCTTTTTCTTTAGCAGTTTCTTTCTTTTCTTCTTTAGGCTCAGGTTTACTTTCCTTTTTATTCTCAACAGTCTTTTGTGGGCTTTCTTTAGGCTCTGGTTTTTCTGCCACATCTTCTGTAGCTTCTTCCACTTCTTCTGTAACAGGTTCAACATCTGTTACCTCCATTTCCATTTCTATTTCAGCTTCAATTTCAGATTGAATTTCTATCTCTAATTCTATTTCTATTTCTTCTATTTCTATCTCTACTGTTTCGTAGGTAGGTTCATCTATTTCTATTGGCTCTAAAATTAACCCTTCATTACTATCAATAGGTTCATTTGATTCAAACACATCTTCAACAACATCAATAATATCTTCAGGTGTATCTATGTTTAATGCTATAAACATTTCTACAGAAGTAATAGATTCCGTAATTATTGTATTGATAACGTTATAGAGCACATTAACTGTGACGTCATCAAACAAGGGGCCGATAGCTAAATTAATATCTCTACCCCCTATTTCTATAACAATAGATGTTAAGCTACCTGAAAAATCAAATCCACTTTCATATGTTTGATACCCAGAATTAGTACCACTAGCTGAAAGAATATCCGTTCCTGAAAATACATTAGTGTTACCATCTTTCCCTGTAATATGCATATAGATAGAATCACTAGCGTCTTGTTTATCTACTTTAATTGAATAATTAGTTCGACCACCATGCGTAATATTAAGATCTGAAATATCAACAGTATTAATAAATGTAGTACCCATTCCTTCTACACCCATTGTAGATGTAGAGTTACCTGACCCAGTTATTTGAGCGCATTTATCAGTACCAAGATTATAACAACCAGAACCACTTGGCATAGAAGCTGGGCCTTGACCTCCCCAATCAGAATCCATATCTCCTTCTTTTGAACCTACAACATAATCATTATCGCCATCTAAAATATCTAAAGAATCTTCATTCGTAACTGTGGTAGTTGTTGTTGTAGTTTCGGTAGTTGTTGTAATGGTAATACCATCAGCTTCATGTTCTATTGTTTCGGTAACTACTTCATCAATAATTTCTTCTATGGTAGGTGAACAAAGACCTATAGTGTCAGTAGAACAATCTACTGCGTGACTAGAATAAGATAGGGAAACCGATATACAAAGCCATAGCCATAATAATAAATTTGGCAAGTTCTTCATCAGTACCTTCATTTGTTGTAATTATTTTTGGTGTATTAAAAACTTTAGAACCATCAGGAATTAAATCAGGATTAAGTTTCCATTCTTCTAAAGCTTCTGCACCAATCTTTCCGTTTATTGGTGGTGGCGTACCAGCCATAATCATAGCGTCAAATACTCTTGGGTCATCAGATAGTAAACTAACTGCGGCTACTTTCATTCCCATTCCGTATAATGATCTAGCTAATTTAATACGTTCACAGTTTTCATCTGTAATAGTAATACCAGAAGCTATCCCTAGGATTTGTGTTTGTACTGCACCTGACGTAGCTGTCTTACATATGTCGGAATTGTTAACAACAACACTAGGAGCATTAGCAGTTGGTGGAGTATTATTAGTAACAACAGTAGAGGAAACAGTATTAGTGTCAGCAGACCTAGTGTCAGTAGCAACACTAACAACAAGAATAAAAATTAAAACAGAAGCTAAGCTCCACATGATTCACATTCATCAGGACAAGCACAATCTTCTTTTCTTAAAGCACCACAATCAGGACAAGGATTAATCATGTGTCACCTAATCTAATAAATGTAGCATAAGTTTTTCTTGCACCAGTTGTGCCTTGAATATAAACATTGCTACTTGCATTACTTACTTGAAATCTTACTTTTACATTTGATGTATTAGTAACATCAATTATTTGTCCAACAGAAGTTGATTGTCCATGACCACTACTAATATTTGTTTGGCTTAATTGACCTATTGCTCCACTATCCCAGTTTGAGCCGCCATCAGGTGTAACTTGAATAACTACATCGAACATATCAGCAGTTAAATTATTTGCTTCTGTTCCCGCATTAAAAATAACATGATAAATTCCTGTGCTTGGAAAAGTAAATACACCACTACTTTCCGACATAGCTGTTCCAATATTAGTAAATGATGCTTCATCATTTTGTTCCCAGTTACTTGCTATTGGCTCTGCACTACCAGTAAAAGAAGTAGTTAAACTCCATTGGTCAGCAACAGTAATACCACCTTGAACATAATTACTTGTAGGCAAAGTACCTGTAACACCTC